AGAATCAGAGTGTACAACAACCGAATGTGAAGTATGCGGCAAGGATGCCGTAAAGATTATAAGCGCAGTTCGATCTAAGCTTGATCCCATCTCTGGAGATTTTTTGGGTGCTACCAGAAAGTGGATGAAGAATAGATCACAGAAACTGCAACAAGAGCGTAAGGCCAATTCCTAATACTGGGAAGCCCTACATAATACACCTCCATAATGAGTTTACTCACGGAGTTTAATAATGGCAACACTAGTAGACGAGCGTTTAGAAACAGAAGAAGACGAAGCAGAGATCAGTCAGATAGAGGCACAGGAACCTGAACAGGAAACCCCTGCTCCCGAAGATGACATCCCCGATAAGTATAAGAACAAGAGTACAGCAGAGATTGTACGGATGCACCAAGAAGCTGAGAAGCTCCTAGGCCGTCAAAGTTCAGAAGTAGGGGAACTAAGATCAGTCGTTGATAACTATATCCAGACACAACTCGACACAACAAAAGCAACCCCAGAACCTGAAGAAGACATAGACTTTTTCTCTGATCCCGACAAGGCAGTCGAGAGGGCTATTAAGAATCATCCGTCAATCAAGGCGGCTGAAGCACAGAACCAACAGTATAAGCAGAGTACAGCACAGGCTGCATTGCAACAACGTCATCCCGACATGCAAAACATCCTGACTGATACTAAGTTTGCTGATTGGATCAAAGCTTCAAAGATTCGGACACAGCTTTTTGTACAGGCAGACCAGAGTTATGACCATGAAGCCGCTGATGAACTTTTCACTAATTGGAAGGAACGTCAACAAGTAGTTGGTCAGACGGTAGCCACAGAGAAGACGCAACGTAAGGAAGCAATTAAGAACGCTTCCACAGGTGGAGCTACAGGTAGTAGTGAAGCTAAGTCGCGTAAAGTTTATAGACGTTCAGACATTATTAAACTTATGCAGGACGATCCTGAACGCTATCTATCCTTGAGTGATGAGATAATGGATGCATACGCAACAGGAAGAGTCCGTAAATAAAACTCTTTTAAGGAAGTATTATCATGGCTACATCAGTATATCCCGCCACAGGCGGTTTCGTAGATAACACAAGCGCAGCTAAGTTCATCCCAGAAATCTGGAGTGATGAAGTAATTGCTGCATACAAGCAAAACCTAACCTTGGCTAACCTAGTCAAGAAAATGCCAATGACAGGTAAGAAAGGCGATGTGATTCATATCCCTAAACCTACCCGTGGTTCAGCCACTGCTAAAGCAGCCAACACTGCTGTTACTGTTCAGATGACTGTTGAGTCTGAAGTACTTGTAAACATTGACAAGCACTTTGAATTCTCTCGTTTGATCGAAGACATTACCGAAGTACAGGCTCTTGCTTCACTCCGCGCTTTCTACACTGGCGATGCGGGTTATGGCTTGGCAAAGCAAGTTGACAGCGATCTGTTTGCCTTGGGCAAGAAGTTTGGTGATGACAACGGTTCTGGTTCTGACTATGTTCACAGCAACGTGCGCTTCATTGACGCATCTACTGGTCTTACTGCTTATGCAGTTGACACTGTAGCTGCCGGTGACGTATTCACTGACGCAGGCTTTCGTGCTGCTATTCAGGTTCTGGATGACGCAGACACCCCTATGGATAACCGTAGCTTTGTTGTTCCTCCTTCACTGCGTAACGCCATCATGGGTATTGATCGTTATATGTCTTCTGACTTTGTAGACGGTCGTGGTGTTAAGAACGGACAGATTGGTAACTTGTACGGCATTGACGTATTTGTTTCTAGCAACGTGCCTATTATTGAAACTGCTTCTGCTAACTCAGCAGGCGGTGACGTTAAAGGTGCTATGTTGTTCCACAAGGACGCAATGGTTCTTGCAGAGCAGCAAGCTATCCGCTCACAAACTCAGTACAAGCAAGAGTGGTTAGGAACTCTTTACACTGCTGACACTCTGTACGGTACTCAGGTACTACGTCCAGAAGCAGGTCTTGTTATAGCTGTTAACGGCTAAACATAGGTAACAAACTGGGGGGATTCTTCGGAGTCCCTCCTTTCTTTTTCTTGTTTGTTTCTGTAGGGACTATTCATGGCTATATTTAGAGGTGACGGTGGTGCGGGAGATTCCAATACGGACTCTACCCTTACACTAGTCACAGCACAGGCTGTCATAGCCACTACAAAAGCAAGCGCCTCCGCTGCTAGTGCTTCAGGTGCAAGCACATCTGCAAGTACTGCAACAACTAAAGCAAACGAATCAGCAGCATCAGCAACCGCAGCAGCCAACAGTGCTACTAGCGGAGCGAGTACTGCAACAGCTTCAGCTAACTCAGCCACTGCTTCCGCTAACTCAGCAACAGCATCAGCCAACAGTGCTACAGCAGCCGCAAGTAGCGCCTCAAGTGCATCTAGTACACTCTCTGGTGCAGCAGTCAAAGCTAACAACCTGTCCGACCTAGTTAGCGCAAGCACAGCCAGAAGCAACCTAGGGCTAGGCACAGTAGCCACGACAGCAGCTAATGCATACGCTACTGCGACCCAAGGAACTAAGGCAGACAATGCACTAGTAGCTTCCACAGTGTCTACTTACGGTGCTTCCTTAATAGATGACGCTAACGCAGGCGCTGCACGTACTACTCTAGGATTAGGCACAGTAGCTACCACAGCAGCTAACGCATACGCCACAGCAACGCAAGGCACTAAAGCAGATAATGCTCTGGTGGCTTCTACAGTTTCTACTTATGGTGCTTCTTTAATAGATGATGCCAATGCAGGGGCAGCTAGGACTACGTTAGGGCTAGGCACAGCCGCTGTAACGGCTACTGGCGCTTATGCTACAGCAACCCAAGGCACTAAAGCAGACAACGCTCTAGTGGCCTCTACGGTGTCTACTTACGGGGCTACGCTAATAGACGATGCTAACGCAGGTGCAGCTAGAACTACACTAGGGTTGGGAGATGTAGCCACCACAGCCGCATCAGCTTACGCTACATCAACACAGGGCGGTAAGGCAGACTCAGCTTTACAATCTAACTCAACTTTAAATGCAGACAACATGACTGCGGGTACGCTACTAGGCGGCACATACTAAGGGTATACAATTATGGCTACAAAGATAGTAACTAAGAACAGTTCCACAGGCGGTGACGCACCTTCTGCAAGCGATCTAGTACAAGGTGAGTTAGCGGTTAACGTCACTGATAAGCGTCTATACACTGAGAACGCATCAGCAGCTATTGTCGAGTTAGGTACTAACCCTTCTTCCTTGTCTGTGACAGGTGACTACTCATCTACTACATCAGGCACAAGCAACCTACGACTAGGTGTCAACGCAGGTAACTCTATCGCAAGCGGTGGTAATTATAATACTGTCGTGGGCGATGAAGCAGGTACGGCTTTGACTACGGGTGACGGCAATGTTGCGGTGGGCTTTGAGGCTCTCAAGACTGAGGATGCTAATGGTGAAAGTACTGCCGTAGGATACCAAGCGTTAAAAACTCAAAACGCTGGAGCGTCAGGTCTTAATACCGCAGTAGGTTATCAAGCAGGTTTATCAGTCACCACAGGCGTTCAAAACACCCTCATCGGTGGTCTTGCAGGTGAATCTTTTACTGATGCTGATAGAAATGTAGCCGTGGGGTATGCAGCGTTATTTGACGATACGTTAGGCAGTAAATCTGTAGCGGTGGGTAGTTTCGCCTTAAATGCTCAAAACTTTACTTCAGCTACAGATGCTCTTAATACTGCTGTTGGGTATTTCGCAGGTAGTGCAGTAAGCACAGGCGTTCAGAATACCCTTATGGGCGCTAATGCAGGTGATGCTTTAACGGATGCTGATTTTAATGTGGCGATTGGGTATAAGGCACTTGGTGCGGATACGTTAGGTAGTCGTAGTGTTGCTATTGGTAGAGCAGCCTTGACAACTCAAAACTTCACATCTGCAACAAGTGCTTATAACACTGCTGTGGGGTTTGGTGCGGGATCATTAATTACCACGGGCGTTCAAAATACAATTATTGGTGGTGACGCAGGTGATGCGATTACTACAGCAAATAACAACACAGCAGTGGGCTATACTGCTTTAGGCGCAAACACCACAGGCATAGAGAATGTAGCAGTGGGATCAGAATCTGCCGAATCAGTTACAACAGGAAATTATAACGTAGCTGTTGGTTTTCGCTCTTTAGAATCAACTACAACTGGCTCGTCAAATACAGCCATTGGTAGGTCTGCTCTGGAATCTAATACAACCGCAAGCAACAATGTAGCAGTCGGCTTTGCGGCTTTAGACGTTAACACCACAGGAGCAAACAATACGGCTATAGGCGCAGCTTGTTTAGACGCAAACACGACAGGCTCTGAAAACGTAGCAGTTGGTTATGCTGCTTTAGGCGCTAATACCACGGCAGAAAGCAATGTAGCAGTCGGCAGAGAAGCTTTAACAACAAACACGACAGGCAGTAATAATACAGCAGTGGGCAGAAATGCTTTATACGCCAACACCACCGCTGCTAACAACACGGCATTGGGTTATCTTGCTTTAACAGCAAACACCACAGGCGCTAATAACGCGGCAGTTGGATATGATTGTTTAAAAACAAACACTACAGGCGCAAGTAACGCAGCAATGGGTAAAAGCTCCCTTGAATCTAACACAACAGGCGGTAGTAATACAGCGGTGGGTCTTAATTCATTAGGCGCAAATACCACAG